ATGAGATTCCCATGATGGTGTAAATGTTTCGGTAAAATCAGTTACAGTACATCTAAATTGAACCGTTTGGTCCAATCCAATTGAATAAAATTTTAAAGCAATAAAATCAAAATTATCAAAAGAAGTATTTGTACCTACATCAGTAACTTCAACACCAGAATAAATCGCATCATCGGAAAGATTTATTACATCACCTTTTGTTGATATTCCTCTTTTTTTATCTCTAGAATTAGCAATAACTCTCTGTTTACTACTAACTCCTATTGGTTGTTTATTTATAAAATTCAATAGGTCTTCATCCGCTTGTTTTTGAGGTGTAGCAGGTGAAGATGCGGGTAATTTTATATTTGGGTCTGCTTTTAGTTCTTCTGCTACTCTTTGTAAAAAAATCGCTTTAAGTGTAGTTTGTTCGCTTAACGGTCTAATAGTTTCATAATCTGCAGATTTTCCATATGGATTGTAACTTGACCAAGGAGTATCTTCTTTTCCTAATGGTGTTTTGCCAGGAACACCACCCGCAGCTTGTAATTTATTTGCAGCAATTTTCTTTTTTGTTACAGCATTTACTCCTAAATTTATTAATGACCTTACACCGGATTTTACAAGTCCTGATGCGATTCCCGCTACCGTAGATTGAATAACTCCTCCAGTTTGAGATAATATGTTTTTATTTTCTTTTAAAAGATTTGCAAAGAATCCCGGAACTTTTGATGAATTTGCCAATGTTATTATGGCCTTATCTCTATTATATTCTCTATTAAAATCGGTTGCCTTATTACCACTACCCGCCTTTCCTCTTGTTTGCAATTCTTCTGCAACTTTTGAAGGGACCATCGGCATTGGTAAAATTGAGCCTAATAATCCACCGGCTGCATTTACCGCTAATTGTGTTCCTATTGCAGTTAAATCCGGTGCAGGTGGTCTTGCATCTTTCCCTTTTTTACCAGCAAATAAATTATTAATATAATCATTTGCCATATTACCCGCTGCATTTGCAATAGTATCGGTAATACCAGAAAGACCATTGTTTAAATTCGCTTTTTGTTTAATATAACTTAAACTTGTTGTTCTTTTATTTAGAATTCTAAAAATATCCCCACCATAAATTAAAGGTCTTGCAGTGATTGCAAATTGTTGTAAACCTACTTGTTCTTGCTCTACAAATGATTCACCTTCCGTAACACTAAACTTTTTTCTTCTTTCGTTTATTTTACCGATAAAATCAAAACTCTTAATAACACCACCCAAAAGACTAGGATTTGTATTTTTATTAATTGCTCTTAATAAAAAATTTGAAGATTGTATGGGTAAATCTTTGCTGTTTCTAATAGCATATGCATCTTCCGCAGTTTTTCCTGTATTCGGTCCTTCGGTTATTACTTTATTTTTAAATAATTCTTCTAAAGTTGGCATTATTTCTATTTATTTTTTCTTATCGTTGTCCGTAACTAAAATTGTTTCTCGTAGAATTTTCAGATACATTTGTTATACCTGATGTGATTTTCATACCATCCAAGAATGCGTTTGCTTTAATCTTACCAGACCCCATATCTTCTCTTAATTTTTTTACTTCATTTATTAAAAGTGTTACACCACTATTTGCATTCAATCCACCAGTTTGTACTCCACCGGCATTTGCCATTCTATTTTGGCTTTCTAATCGGTTTAATACACCAGGTCCTACTGCAATTTGGTCATTTCCGGATGGTTCAAATATTCCACCTTCCGCTGTTGTAATTCTCGCTTTTCCACCACTATTTCCAGCATCAATCGCCATATCACCAACTTGTTTCGCTTGATTTATCTTTGATAATAAACCCGCTACAGCCAATCCCGCTAAAGCAACTCCAAATGGTCCCATAGCACCAAAGCCGGTAAAAATAGCTGCTATTGCACTAGCTATTGATTTTATATACAGTTTAGCTAAAACACCAACTAACACATATGCCGCAATACTACCTTGCTTTAAACCATCAACTACCATTTTAATACCTTCCGCTGCCCATGTTATCGGTGCAAGTACTGCCTGTAATACAGGTGCTAAAGCTTCTAATATTGGCATTAATGCACCACCCACTTGTGCAACTACACTTTGAAATGAATTTTCTAATTGTTTTACTTTATCAACAATTTCTTCTTGTTTTTCCAATTCTTTTACTTTGGAAGCAAGTTGGTCTTCATTAAGTGCAGTAATATCTAAACCTTTATCCATTGCTTCGGATACAAGTTTCTTTTGTTCGGCAGTTGCACTATTTAATCTATCCTGTATAGTTAATTGCTTTGTAATTTCACCCACAGTCATATTCGTTGCATCTGCCAAAGCTTTTTGAGTGAACATATCTTTATCTCTAAAATCACCACTCCTTTGCAATTGTCTTAAAACTTCTTGTTGTGCTTCAATTTCTTTTCCCGAATATGCTAAAGCTCTAGCACGTGATAAATTAAACTGCCCACTAACAAATGTAGCTGCAACTAATTCTTTTTCTATACCGGTTTCAAAATCTAAAAGACCTTCTGCCGTTTTGAGAACACCTTTTAAATTTGTTCCTAATCTTCTAGCTTCTATTGCCGATTTATAAAGAGCATTTACATCATCTCTAAAATATAGATTTGCTTCTTCGGCAGATTCAGCAATATCTGCAAATACTTGAGATGGTGCAACCCCTGCCATATTTGCAAGGTCAGCCAATTGCATTGAAACGTTTTGTGCAGTTTCAGCACTTAGCCCCGCCATACTCTGGAATACCATATTTACGGCAGCAGCATCTTTTTGAGCAACTGAAAAGTTTTTGTTTAAAACTACAATCGATGCGACTGTTGCATTGGAAAATCTAGCTGTATCACCAAATTCTTCGGTTACTGCTTTAATTGTATCGTAATAATCTTCCGCGGTTACTCCTAATGCAGCAAAGTCAGCTCTAATAGTTTTTGCCTGTTCAGCTATTTCTTTTGTATTAGATTTTGTTAATCCAGTATCTTCTCTAAATTTACCGGCAGCTTCTTCAATTGCAGTAAATTCGCTTAATGCAGCGGCTAATACGGCCCCCAATATAACAATAGGACCTAATCCGGCTGCAATTCCTTTTATTAAATCTTTTACAACGGTTAGCGCCGATTGTAGTCCTTCTGGCAATGCACCTACTAATTGGTCTTGTTGCTTTTGTAGTTCAACTAATCGTTCCTGTTGTTTTAATAAATTTTCGTTTGATTCAAATATTTGTTCGGATAGTTTTCTATCTTCTTCATTCATTCCAAGAATAGATGCCTGAAATTCTTGTCTCCTTCTTTGTGAATCGGTTATACCAAATACGTTTTCTTTTTCAGTTGCCAAAGCTTCTGCCGCATCTATTTGAGTACTTCTTATACCTTCTAATGCTTTTCTTCTCTCTTGTATTGCTTCTAACTCATCACCTTCTGCATTAATTTCTTGCTTTTTTAAACTTAAAATTCTAGCAGTGATTGCCGCAAATTGATTACCACCCGTATTAGAATCTGTTAGGTATTTTTTAACCTCTGGTGTCATTTTAGCAAACGCAGATGCAAAATCATTTGAGGTTTTCCAAAAATCTTCTTGTTTTTCTGCCGCTTCTTCCCAAAGGTCTGTATAATCTTTGGCTTTATCTTCAACTTCTTTTAAAGTTTTTAATTCTTCGTTTAAGTTTTTGGCATGAGTTTTATCTTCCTCATTTCTTTTTTTAAGGCGTTTAATTTCTTCTTGCCCAGCAACAGCTATTCTTTTATTTCGCTCTTCTATTCGCTGTTCAATTTGGTCTCGCTCTTTTAGTAGTTGATTTTGTCTTTCTAACTCTTGAGCCGATAAATTTCTTACATCTGCCATTTACAAACTTTTATTTTATAAATCCGTTTTTTTGTAAATACTGATAAATTTCCGGTTCTTCTTTTTTTACTGTATCCAAATAATCGGTAGCTTTATCGTGTATATTTCTTAAATCAGATTGAAGTTTTTTAAGAACTGGGTCATTATTAACAATTGCTTGTAATTTTTCCGGTGTTTTCTTATTAGTAAACAATCCCCAAAACTCTTGTAAGTTGTTTTCTGATATTTTGTATTTTTTTCCCATTTTACGTTTATTTACACTTATTCAAACTATAAATATCTACTAAAAGAAAAAGTTAGGACTATCTCTTAATCCTAACTTTTGAAGATGTGTTACCTTTTTGTGCTTGTTTAGCATCTTCTGCTTCTTTTTTCTTGGATTCTACCAACTTATCGTAATAAAACATTCTTAAATAAGTTGGCATTTTATAAAGTTCCATCATCGTAAACCCATTACTATACTCAACCATTTCAAAAATTTGAGTATGTAGGTGTACACTATGATTCCTCGGAAGGCCAAAAAAACCCTACTCCCATTGGAATAGGCGCCTCCTCCACCTCACCATCTTCGTGGATATACTTAAATACCATATTCATATCTGGTGAAATCTTCTTAACATAATCTCTAAATGCTTTACTATCTCTAGCTAAAAATTCATTATTGATGAATTTATTAATTCTACCAATATCTGAATTACCATCAACCGCTTTAATCATATAACGTAATCTCGTTGTAATTTCAAAAGATGTATCCTTATTTAGTTTTTCTAATGCCTGAATATCTTTATCAATCGCTCTTTCATCACCATGTGTAAGTAATTTAAATGTTAATTTATTTTTACCAATAGGTGTTGTAAATTCAAATTCATTGATATTTTGAACATCTGATACATCAATATCCTTTGTTCTAATTTCCGATATATCTACGGTTGTTTCAACTGTTTTATTAAGTTTATTAGAATAAAATGATATTTTATAATTAGGTCCATAACCTAAAAGTCTTGTTGCAAGAACAATTGCGTTTTTATCACCAATTAGAATATCATCAATATTAACGTTATCTACTATAATTGATTCAAAAAGTTTATCTAAAACAATACCTTTTTTAATTAAATTTGCAGATGAAAGAATATCCTCTTCCTTCGCTGTCATATACTTTATTGTAATATTACCAGAGGATAATGGGTTTGTTTTTGGGTAAAGTTTTCCTTTAGACGGAAGTTCAATTACCTGTGTTGGAAAATCAAATTGCTTTTCACTCATAACTTTGTGTTTTATTTTGTTTGTATATATAAATACATAAATTTAAAAAATTTGAAATAAAAAAAGGGATACCTTTTGAGTATCCCTTTATTATATCTAAATTGATTATTAGTATTCTAATATAGCGTAATCGTATGTAAGAGTTAATTCAATTGTTGCAGGTTCGTTTTCGCTTGAGAAATCAAGTTCACCAAATGCCGCTCTTGAAATAAATGCACCCATAATAGTCCATTTTTCAATCTTATCACCAACAGGTCCTAACATATAGAAGTTAAGATTTTTCTTATAGAATTCAGCGTATCCATCTCTACCGGTAATAGATTCATGTGATAAACGTACCCACTCCATTACATATTGTGCCGCTGATGGTACAATTGGGTCATAAAGTGTGATAGTTAAATCTTGCCACTCACCTTTACCTTTAAGTTTTCTATAAACGTTAATGTGGTCAATCTTTACAGTTTGAAACTGAATTTCTGGTCTATTTGCCGCCTTTACCATATATGCTGGAATGCCAGTATCTGCCATTTCCATATAGTAACGATTCTTCATCTTTGGCTCAAACTGAGCGAAAGTCATTTTATCATACGATAATATTAAATCATCTGCCATTTTTCTTTCCTTTTAATTTATATTAATAAATATTCAATTTACTGCTTTCCAATATTATGCTGAGAAACTTGCTCCAGTTGGTAAGATGTTGAAATCAATTACGATGAATTCCGCGGTCTTAGTTGGTTGAAGGAAGATAGCTCCTGCTAATATGTTTCTATCAATTACATCCGGTGTGTTATTTGTGTCATCCATTACAACGTTGAAAGCGTATAAGCCTTGTCTTTGTTGAATTGATTCCAAATAAGGAGTTACAGTATTGATAAATCTGCTTCTCGTTTCAGAAGTATTTTGTTCAAATACTAAATATCTAGATGTAGATGCAATAAATTTCTTCACAGCAATCAATAATCTTCTTACGTTGATTCTATCTAATGCCGATGCTTTATCTTGCAATGTTTTTTGTCCAAATGCTACAATACCTTGTCCAGGGAATGAAGCGATTGGGTTTACTTTGTTCTCATATAGAGTATCTCTTTCAGCGTGTGTAAGTCTATTCAATACACTCACAGCACCGATAATACCACCTCTATTTAAACCAGCAGGTGCAAACCATTCTGCAGATAATCTATCACTACTTGCAAATACTGCAGGTAATAATACTGATGGTGGAACAGTTGTCATTTTATTGGTATTAACATCAATTGTTTTTAACCAAGGATAGTAACAAGCTGCGTAGTTTGAATCAACTGCGTTTGCTTGTTCAGTTGCGGTTGTTATTGATGAATCATAATCAGTAAAATCAGCAATATAGAAACAATCTTGTCTGTCTTCACACATATCAATTATTCTTTGTGTGATTGCAGGATGTAATTCTCTATTGATACCAGGTGCCGCAACTAAATTAATATCATATTCATCAGGATTAGATAAAGCGTTGATTGCTTTAGTATATCCGATTGAACCAGATGTAGTTGATGCTCCACAATTGAAGCCTTGGTTATTAGATGCACCCCATATATCATTACCATTTAGGTCTTTATCACCAGCTTTAGCGATAGGAATTGTTGGATTAACACCATCAAATCCACCCTGGAATGCTACTAAAAATTGTCTTTTAACCATATCAACAGCTGCTGAACCGGTCATCTTATAAGTTAATTGCGAATCAAATGCAAACAATGTATTTGCACCATTTGTTGCATTTTTAGGAATTGGTTTTAAATATTGAGTGTTATCGATAACAACACCAGTTGTTTCATAATCAAATCCAGAGAAATAAACTGGAGATGATGATGTGTTATTAGCAGAACCAGTCTGATATGTAACTGCAGGTATTAAACTATCACTTGCAGTAGTTACGATTGGTAATTCATATGCTCCATGTCCAAATGGTGCTGCTGAAATAGGGAATGAACCTTCTTTAGCAACTTCAACTCTTATATGAAGTGATTTGTTTGTGTAATCACCAAATTCAGTAATTTTACCATTTGCATCAGTTTCAAAATATCTGTCACCGATTACTCTAGCAATATATCTAGGAGATGATGGGTCTAAATTTACATTATTCCATGTTTCACTTACACTCTTTCTTTTATCAGTATCGCCATATGTTCTAAGCGTTACAGAGAATACAGCATAATCAGTTGAACCATCTTCACCAGCTGCTCTTACATTTGAAATACCAATTTTGTATTTCTTATTATAAACATTACCATGTCCAATTGTATGGAAACGGAAAAGGTCATATCTATCACCACTAATTACTTGTGATTTAATCCAAGGGGTTACAGCCGATAATGCTTCATCGGTAAAATCTTGGTCATCTAAAATTTGAGAATAAACTGAAGAAAAAACATCGGTTGTTGGGAATAAAGATGCACTACTTTCAAAATATAGATAAGCATATGCATTTTTACTACCAAATGGAGATTCACCAAATACATCT